GCGGGATATTTGATAATGGGGAAGAGCCGACCATCACGGATGCAGAAATTGAAAATATGCCATTTTTTTATCATGGTCTGGACTTTGGATTTGAGCACCCGCAAACATTCGAGGTTGCCTACTATGACGAAGACACAGATACATTGTATTGCGTGTCGGAGGTATTTGCCAAGCGGTGCAAGAACAGCGCATTTGCCCGAAAGATTAAGGAATACATTACAGAAGAGATCATATGCGACTCAGCGCGGCCGGATGCTATTGCAGAGTTGCAGGACTGGGGATTTAATGCGATTGGTGCCAAAAAGCGTTGGGGTTCTGGTAAGGGAAGAGATTACTGTTGGGAATGGTTACAGCAGACCGCCAAGATCGTGGTTGATCCGGAACGATGCCCGCACCTTGCGCATGAGCTTACAACCTTGGAGCATGAGCAGTTGGCAGATGGCAGCTTTTCGGATGCTTACCCCAAACTGGATGAGGACTGTGTAATGGCATTGATTTACGGTCTGAATAGGGTGATTATGGAGAGCCGCCGCAACAATGGACTTTATGATGATGAGATAGATGAGGAGGAAGAGAACGATGGAGAATACGAAGATTAATGTACTGGGAACAGAATACAAAATTGAGACACACAAAGTATCAGAGGATAAGTATCTGGAAGAAAATAGCTTAGCCGGTTATTGTGGCGAAGAGAGCAAATTGATTGTTGTTGCGGATATGTCAGAAGAAAAATACTTTGACCTGAGTGAAGAAGAACAGAAGTCATACAGGAAAAAGACGTTGCGCCATGAAATTGTGCATGCATTTTTGAATGAGAGTGGATTATCAGATTCTTCAAACCAGTATAATGGCGGTTGGGCAAAAAATGAGGAAATGGTTGATTGGCTTGCTATTCAGTGGCACAAGATAGACGAAGTATATAAACAGCTTGGCGTTTAAGGCGGTGGCATATGAACATATTCACACGAGTAAAGGAGTTTTTCATGAATTTATTCAAAACAAGTGCAGAAAAAGAATTTAATGTTGATATTATTTCTTCTGATCTGATGGAGATGGCACAGATCGAGTGGCAGAACATCATTAAGGGCAGACCGTACTGGATGAGCAAGAACGTGCGCACAATCAATTTTGCAAAGTTTCTCTGCTATTACACCAGCAAAAAGACCTGTCTGGATCTCAATGTGACGATCAGTGGCAGCGACAGGGCGGATTATATCAATCAGTGCATTGGTGCAATGATCCAGAAGTCCATCCGGGATAAGGTAGAGGATGCCTGCGGCGCGGGCGGCATTATTTTTAAGCCGAGCGGTACATATAATCCGGCGGGAGCAATCGACTATGTAATGCCAGGCAGCTTTGCAGTGACAGAGAAGAACAGCAACGGGGATATCCTTGGGGTTATATTTATTGACCGGCAGATCAAGGGAGATAATTACTATACCAGATTGGAGTATCAGCACTTTACATCTTCAATCTCTGACGATGGAGAAGGAGTTGGAAGAACATACACCATTGAGAATAAGGCTTTCAGATCAAAGGGCAGCGACAGTCTGGGGCGCAGCATTGCACTGGCAGATGTACCGGAGTGGAAGAATATACCGGAATCAGTCACAATCTCCAATGTGGAAAAGCCATTGTTTGGGTATTTCAAGATGCCGTATAACAACACCATTGACTATACATCACCGGAGGGCGTGGCAGTATTTGCAAATTGTATCGAGGAACTGTGCAATCTGGATGTAGCGTGGAGTAGAAAAGATGATGAAGTCGATGATTCGCAGCATATTACATTTATTGATGAAAATGCATTGATGAAACGCGATAAGAATACTGGAGATAAGGAAAGACTTGAACTTCCAAGATTTGTAAAGGGATTGAGGATGGGGGTTGAAGCTTCTAATACGGTTAATGAACATGTACCAACACTGTTGACAGAACAGAGAGTTGCAGATATTAATTCCATTTTATCTATGATATCAACCAAGGCAGGATTCTCACAGGGGCAGTTTGTTCTTGATCGCAAGACAGGGATCGCCACAGCAACGGAGATTGAAAGTGACGACAGCGAGACCGTGGAGACCATCACAGATATGAGGAATGCACTGAAATCTGCGATCAAGGATCTGGTATATGCACTGGACAAATACTGCGATGTATTTTTTAATATGCCGAGCGGGTACGTCAACGCACTGGATGAAAGTGTAGCGGATGAAGATGTATTTTATTTTAAGGATCTGCTGGCATCGTTTGAACAGGATCGAACCAGAGCATATCAGCTTATGATGAATGGTGTATACAGTAAACGAAAATACCTCAAAGAATATGAGGGATTTAATGATAAAGAGATTGATGAGATGTTTGCGGAGTGTGACGAAGAAAATGCAGGGGAGGACAAAGGCGGACTGTACGGGGAGGAATAAAGATGGTGCTAAAAATAATCATGCTTTTATTTTGTGTTTCATTTATAGAAGAAATGGATAAGGCAAGGAAAAAGAAAAAAATATGTGACACAATTTACTGGGGATTTTTAATGGTAAGTGCGGCGATTGCAGTATGGGGGATGTAAATGAGGTACGACAGGACCGTTGGAAACGTAAATATAAGGCTTGATACAAGCAGAATTGACGGAAATCTTAGACGCGCACAGGATAAACTGGACATGCAGGTCTTGAATGACATGATTCCATATATGCCGTTTCAACAGGGATCTATGGTAGGAGCGACGAATATTATTGAACCTGGATTGATTGAGACGAATGTGCCATATGCGCATTATCAGTATATGGGAGAATTGTATCTGACAGAGGATGGAAGATCATGGGCGCGCAGCGGAGAAAAGAAATATCCAACTGGCAGGCCATTGCACTACGATGCGAACGGGCATCCGAAAGCTACGGATCATTGGTTTGAGAGAGCGAAGGAAACACATGGTCAGGAATGGGTTGATTTGGTTAAGAGAGAGGTAGGAAGAGGATAATGTTAACGCCGGATTATTTTTACGGAAAATCAGATAAACTGATAGAAATGTATCAGGAACTGGAAGATTGGATTATCAGTGATATAGCAATGCGTTTGATAAAATCCGGGGAAATGTCTGGCACTACTGATCGGGAACTTTGGAAACTCCAGCAGATGGGATTGCATCATACTGAAATTGTAAAAAGAATTTCGAAAATGACAGGAAAGAGCAGGGACGAAGTGCGGCGTTTATTGCGTGATAGTGTTATGACATCATTCTCTGATGATGCAGAGGTTTTAAAACGGCTTGGAGATGTTCAAACACCTTTGCAAAATAATGCAGCCATCATGGCAATGAATGCCGAAATGATGAAAACATTCGGAGAATTGAATAACCTTACGCGGACAACTATGTTGCAGACGCAGAGAGATTTACTCAATATGCTGAATGAGGTAGATTATCGTGTGGCATCTGGTATGCAGTCGTATAGCAGTGCAATATGTGAAGTGCTTGACAGATATGCACAGAGCGGCGTTGTGATTGATTATCCGACGGGTGCCAGGCGTTCTTTAGAAGCGGCAGTGCGTTGCTGTGTTGTTACTTCTATGAATCAGACGGCTGCTCAGGTAACAAATCAATACATAGCACAAAAAGGAATAGAGTATGTTCTTGTATCGGCACATATGGGAGCGCGGCATAGCAAGAAGTTCCCGGATGGAATACCATCACACGATCATTGGCAGGGAAAAGTATATAAAATCGTCGGGAGTGATAAAGACACACCAAATCTGTTAGATGCAACCGGATACACCATAGATCCAAAGACAGGACAGGGAAGAGTTGTAGATCCTCTTGGACTGCATGGATATAATTGCAGGCATTCCCATAAGCCGTGGGATAAGTCTCTGCGAAATCCTTATGTTGATGCAGATGGAAATCCTAAAATTAATGTGCACGAAAGCCAGGAATTGTATGAGAAACAACAGCAGCAGAGATCAATGGAGCGTGCTATTCGGCAGACCAAGCGCGAATTACTGACAAAACAGGCAGAGTTAAGCGGCATAGCAGAGACTGATGTAAAAGATATGTTGCAGCCACAATATGATAAACTTGCTTATAAACTGCGGATACAGAATCAACAGTATAAGCAATTCTGTGCGGATAATGGATTGCAGACACAGGCTGATAGAATTAAGGTAGCCGGATTTAAGAGGACACAGGCGTCAAAGGCAAACGGCAGGGCGACGGCTTATAGCAATTCTGTCAAAGTTCCGATGGAAAAAGCGAAGAATGCGGGTTATACTAAAAGAACAAAGGAAGAACTTGAGCAGACTGCACGACAGATTAAGGATGAGATAACACAGTATTCTGACAGACCATCGAAGTGGAGTGGGAATATAAAAGTTGATAACACGCTGATAGAGGAGCAAACGCTAGGGAGAAAGGAATGGTCATGCGATATTTCACTTGTGGATACGGTTGATGATGGGGTAGTGTGGCACGAGATGCTCCATTCTTGTTCTGCAAGCTATTATAAACCAGAGGTATATAGTGCAAACGAGTATATCGAAGAGGCAACAGTTGAATGGCTTAAGCAGCAAATATGCACGGAAAAGAATATTATAAATTTGCCGGCTTACGAAGATAAAACGATAGTCTTGCAGACACTGAATGAAAGTTTTTTATTTGGAACAGATATGGAGTTTGCAAAGGAAATATTTAACGTTCCACTTCCGGAACGGTATCAATGGTTGGAAAATAGGGTAGATGAATGTCTAAGACAAGTCAGAGCTTCATTTGAAGATTATAACGAGGTTATGGGATTTGTTGAAAGGCTGAAAGGTGGTAGAAATGGCGGACATTAAAGGTCTTATAAAAAAAATAGAAGAGTATAATAAAAAATATATGATTACTGAAAATTCAAGCGAAGCGGATAAATTGATTGCAAAAATGCACGAGAAAAAATACACAAAAGAAGAATATTTCGAGGTAGAAGAGGAAGTAAAAGCTTTTATGCAATCAGATGCATCCGAAGCAGATAAGCAAAAAGTAATGGGTTATACAGAATCATTATCTATGCTTTGCGCAGCGATCAGAGAGGGCAGACTTGATATTTAGAAGCAATATATCATTCTTTTATTTTGGCACAAATTATATCCCAATATGAGTTATTATAATATTGCCAGATGGGTTTCACCTATTCATTCTGAGCCTCCTTTCATGTAATACAGCACATGGCACCTTGAAATACAGGTGCTTTTTGTGCGCTTAAAAAATGGCACAAATCTATTCCATACTCATGATAAAATAATATTAACAAATAAATAAGCACCGGACGGAACGTAGGAAGCCGTCCGCTACCCTAGAAAAATTATAGGATGTTGTTAAGGCACGTCCTGTTTTTGGGCGTGCTTTTTTCTTTGTATTTTGCCAGCTATGGATCAAATAGCAACTCATTCGTGCCGGGCTGACCGGATTAAAAACTTTTAAGAAAGAGAGGAACTTGTAAATGAATATTATCGACAAACTGAAATCTCTTGGTGTTGAGATCACACCAGAAATCGAGAAAGCGTTTCCAGGGGAATTCGTATCGGATCTGGAAGTCCAGAAGAAAAACGATAAGATTGCAACCTTGGAAAATGAGAAGAAAGATCTTGAAACCAAACAGGAGAATCTTGAAAAGGAACTGCAGACCATGAAAGATGCCGCCCCAGATGCTGATGCACTGAATCAGAAAATTGCGGATTTGACTGCAACACTCGAGACTGAGCGCAAGGAACGCAAGGAAAAGGACGAGATTGCAAGACTTGACAGCCTTGTGACAGATTTCTTTGCAGACAAACATTTTGTTAATGCTATTACAGCGGATGCAATCAAGAAGCAGCTCGTTGAAACCCTTAATTCGGATGAAGCGAGAGGTAAGAGCGTTTCTGATCTGTTTGATGCAATTGTCAAGGATGAAAAGGGCAATTATAAGCCGGATATCCTCATTGACGACAAAACATTCCAGGCACAGCAGAACCGTAGCCAGATTGTCGGAAACAACATTGGCCAGCCGGACGGAGCAAAACTGTCTATGGCTGAACTTATGAAACTGAAAAATCAGAACCCGGATATGGACATTACACCATATCTGAGACGAGGAAAGGAGAAAAAATAAATGGCATTATTTGACTTAGTAAATTTTAATGGCGAAGTATTCGATGCTGCTGTGCGTGAGACACCGAACCTTCGTCTGAATGAACTGCTTCATTGCGGCGCGATCGTAGAGCGTGGCGAGTATGCATCTTTATTGCCGGACCAGAAGGGCGGTAACTTTATCACAACTCTGATTAAGGCGCGTTTATCTGGCAAGACCGTAAATTATGACGGCAAGACAGACATTACAGCAGAAGAGCGCGGCAATTACACTATGGGGCGTATCGTTGTCGGCAGGGCGCAGGGATGGACAGAGAAAGATTTTGTATCTGATATTTCGGGGGATGATTATTCTGCAGCAGCCGGAGAGGTCGCAGAGTTCTGGGATGATGTAGATCAGGATACGCTTCTTAGCATCCTTAAAGGTGTGTTCTCTATGAGTACCGGAGAGGGTAAGAAGTTCGTAGATGCGCACACCTACGATATTACTGCAGAAACAGAAAATACTTTCGGACCTACAACCCTTAACAATGCAATGCAGAAAGCACTGGGAGATAAGAAAGCAAACTTCTCACTTGCAATCATGCATTCTGTGGTCGCTACAAATCTGGAGAATCTTAAGCTGCTGGATTACATGAAATATACAGATGCCGATGGTATCGAACGTGATCTGGGGCTTGCTACCTTAAACGGCAGGATCGTACTTATTGACGATACGATGCCGGCTGTGGAAGTTGCAGAATCTTCTAAGGGTGCGGGGGATGGATATACAAAATACACCACCTATGTTCTTGGCAACGGAGCAATCGAGTATACCAACTGTGGTGTAAAGGTTGCATCTGAAATGGATCGTAATCCGGCGAAGAACGGTGGAGAGACAACATTGTATACCAGACAGAGAAAAGTATTTGCTCCATACGGTATTTCGTGGAAGAACACAGGCGTGATCTCTCCGACCGGTGCACAGTTAGAGGCAGGAACAAACTGGGAAATTGCGCAGAACAACTCTTCTGATAAACCGGATTACTTCCCGGCAAGAGCGATCAACATTGCGCAGATCATTACCAGGGGGTAAGAGAGAGGGGGATTTCTGATGGGATACACCACATATGACTTCTACAAAGAAAAATATTATGGGGATTCTATCGAGGAATCCCTTTTCCCCAAGTGGGAAGATCGCGCATCCATGAAACTGGATCAACTGACCTATGGACACATCAATGATGATACCAGGGAAGAATTTGACGAGCGTATCCAGAAAGCCACCTGTGCACTTGCAGATCTGCTCTACCAGATAGATTTCAAGACAAGTCACGCCAGTGATGAAAAGGGCGGCAATGTGAAGTCAATGTCCTCTGGCGGTCGGTCGATCAGCTTCGGAAGTAATGAAACGCTTATTGATAAGGTGCTTGGGGATAAGGTAGCGCAGAACCGGTTGTGTTATGACACGGTATGCGAGTATCTGACCGGCACCGGCTTATTATATGCAGGATATTAGGAGAAAAATTCATGGAATTAAAAGATACAGTTGAAATGATGAACAGTTCTGATTATAAGGAACGTTTCAGGGCGGAATATCAGCAGGTGGTTATCCGCTACCAGAAGTTAAAAGCAATGCTTGAAAAATGGGATGCAGGAAAGCTCAATTTTGAGCCTACATGTCCTAGAAGCACTTACAATATGCAGATTCGTGCAATGACTGATTATATCGCAGTTCTTGAGGCTAGGGCAGTTATGGAAAATGTAAATTTACAGGTGATGTAATGGGATTCTTTGACAATAAGACAGTTACTCTTTTCAACCGCTCATTCAACGCGGAAACCGAGGAAGAAACATATTACCCGACACTGCTCGAGGGTGTCGATCTTGTGGAAACCAAGGGCGCAAATGTCTCCAAGAGCGGTATGGACAGCGCGGATGCAGTGAAACTTTATGTTGATTTCAATAATATTGCCAAACCGTACCTTCCACCGAAAGAGTGGGAAAATCTGCCAGACAAATGCAAGCAGTACTTTTTGACGTTCAATCCGGCGCAGGATTTCTTTATCAAGGGAGATCATACGGATACAATGTTGCCGGACAATGATGCCTATCAATGGCTGCTCGATCACTGTGACGATTGCTACAAGGTAACAACGATTAATAAATACGAGGATATTTTACCTCATTTTGAAGTAGGAGGCGTATAAATGGCAGAGCCAGAAAAACTTACCATCCGGGATGCAGAGAACGCACAGAAAGGTGTCCTTGCGCTTGCTATGGCATATCCTGATTATCCGGTGTTATTCAAGGCTGACAATAAAACGATAAGATGGAACTCTGTCAATACAGACAGGTCTATTGGGTTATTTCCTTTGCAGGGAGCGGTATATCTGAAAAAGTATGTCAGCGGCAGTTATGTGGCACAGATGCCATTCCAGATGGTTTATAAGTGTGCCCCAACTACCAATAAGGCAAGCATTGAAGCGCAGGAGATGTTAAATGACCTTGCAGCATGGATGGAAGAGAGCGGGATCGAATTCAAAGACCCACATCTGGCATTGCAGTCAATCACAAGGACTTCCCCAGTGTTTGGCAGTGAACAGGATGATAAAACGGTTATGTATGCTGTGAATATGCAGCTGAAATATTTTTACAAGAAATAGGAAAGAGAGGATAAGAAGTCATGAAGAAAAGGGCATTCATTATGAATACGAATTTACAGTTTTTCGCCGAAGATCGTACCAACATGGTGTCATTACTTGATATTGGTACTCTCGTCGGCAGCACAGCCAAGATCGTAGAGATGGGTGATGGCTACAAAGAGATCACAGAGGACTGGGGACCGAACACCGAGTCAACCCAGTACGTCAATATGAAAAATGCAAACAATACGGTAAAGGGATATGAATTTTCTACAACACCGGAACGTGATTATATGTCTGATGATATGCAGACTGCAATCGACACGATGTTCAAGATATTTCCGACAGGGAAACAGTGTGAAACATATTATTACAGATATTACAAAACAGACATTACAAAAGGCACAGGTGATTGCATCCGCGTCCCGGTTACGGTATGCCCGTCAAGCACAGGCGGCTCCGGCGGCGATACGCTGACATCTTCGATTCAGATCAACGGAAATGGTGCGGTAGAACTTGGAACGATCACGATCGCCGGTGATGGCACATTTACATGGGCGGCGAAAGCGTCCGGTACATCAGGAAAATAATAAACGGTGTTAATCAAAAATTAGCATAATCGGGTGGGTTCCTTTCAGTCCTGCCCGATTTCTGAAAGGGTGGTAATTTATGGAAGAATTAGTATTAGACAGTGGTGTCAGAAAAATTGCAATTAAAAATGATGACGGGGATGTCATTACCGTGTTGAGCATCAATGTCGCAGATGCCGACACAGCCGAGCGATTCGGACAGGTCATCAACAAACTGGAAAGAATCTCCGAGAACTGTGAGAAAGAGGCGGCAGCATGGAAGAAAGAACATGCACAGGATGAGGTAGATTCTGACAACGTTGATGTTGAGTCGGTTTTACAGGCAAACAGAATCCGGGTGAAGTACCTGAAACAGATTGCAGCAGAGATCGACGGTCTGTTCGGGGAAGACACAGTAAAAAACGTGTATGGAGATTTCACGCCGGATGAGACGTCACTGGTGGAATTTGTCGAGAAGATCATCCCAGTCATGAATAAGCTCTTCGGCAAGCGTTACGAGATGACCAGAAAACGCTATAACTCCGGCAGAAAAGGAGCACAGGCATGATTAACGTCATGCTTGATCCGCTGCCTGAGGAATGGAACGGTTACAAGGTTAATACATCATTTCGTATCGGCATACAGGTATTCCTTGTGCAGTATGACAAAGAATTGAATGAGTATGAGAAGAGTGATGCACTGATCTATCTGCTGTTCGATGAACGGGAGCACCCGGACGGGGATGATCTTCGCCAGTGTGTGGAGTGGTTTCTAAATGGCTGGTTTCATGATAAGCCGGGATCATCAAAGGATAACCGCAGGCTGGTAGATTACGACATTGACCAGTGGCGTATCTATGCAGATTTCCGGCAGATATATGGGATCGATCTCTCCTTGGATGATATGCACTGGTGGATGTTCAATGGTCTGCTCTGGAACATGCCTTATAAGCAGTCATCATTCCAACAGGTTATAGAAATCCGCAGGAAGAAAATCACATCCAAGATGGGAAAGGAAGAGAGACAGGCGATTAAGGAAGCACAGGAAATGTATGCCTTAGAACAGCCGGAAGAAAAGAAAGAGTATACCGAGGATGAAAAAGCAAAGATTGAGGAATACGATCAGATGATGGCAGAGATCAGAGCAAAGAAGAAAGCAGAAAAGGAACTGGGATTAGTTTAGGGAGTGAGGATTGCATATGGCTGGTGGGTATGATGGAGAAATCAGAATCAATACAAGAATTAACACAAATGAGTTCAACACAGGAATAAACTCTATTGTGTCTAGTATTGGAAGAATTGCAAAAACATTAGGACTTGCTATATCAGCTACTGCATTTATAAGATTCGGAAAAGAAGCGATTGAACTTGCATCTGACTTAACAGAAGTTGACAACGTTGTGAATAAAGCATTTGGTAATATGCGCAGTGAAATGGATGCATTGGCAGAATCTGCTATCAAGAACCTTGGAATGAGCAGATTAATGGCATATCAGACTGGATCAACTTTTATGAGTATGGGAAAGTCAATGCTTACGAGTTCTGAGGATGCTAAGAATATGGCTCTGGAACTCACAAAGTTGACTGCTAATATGGCATCCTTTTTCAATGTATCACAGGATCTGGCAAGTATTGCCTTGAAATCCATATATACAGGGGAAACAGAAACTCTCAAGCAGTATGGCGTTGTCATGACCGAGGTAAACTTGAAACAGTTTGCACTTGAACAGGGAATAACAAAATCGTATTCTGCAATGTCACAGTCAGAGAAAGTGATGCTTCGTTATCAGTATGTTATGAGCCAGTTATCCTATATAGGTGATGATTTTATAGATACGCAGGATTCTTGGGCGAATCAGACAAGAATTTTGTCTGAACAGTGGAAAGAATTCATGGGTATCATTGGAAATGGACTGATTACAGTATTAACACCGGTTGTCCAATTTTTAAATAAAATTGTTGCTGCCCTTATTAATGTTGCAAATACAATCAGTGCGATTATGTCAAAAATATTTGGCATTCAAATGCAGCAGATGAGTACAACGGCGTCGGCTGCGGAAGATGTTGCTGATGGATATTCTGATGCAGCAGATTCTATGGATGACTATGCAAACTCTGTATCGAACGCTGCAAAGAAGGCAAAAGGCGCACTTGCTTCCTTTGATGAATTGAATGTTATATCGAAAAATCAGACGTCTGGCAGTGGGTCTGGTGGATCTGGTGGCACCGGTGGAACGGAAATAAAACCATTTGATACGTCAACTCAGGAGAGTGTTATAGATCAGCTTGAAGGTAAGTATAAGAAGTTTTTCGACTATCTTAAAAAGTTAAAAGATGATTTTATTAATGGGTTTCAAACTTCTTGGAATAATTTAGATGTTGACTCACAGGTTGAAAACATTAAAAAAAGTTTAGAGGGTATAAGAAAATCGCTTGTTGATATTTTTGCTGACAAAAGTGTATTGAGCGCAGCAGATAATTTTGCACAGACCGTTGTAACGTCTCTTGGCAGTATTAGTGCGTCTGTAATCAGTATTGGAACAACTATTGCAGAAAACTTTTTAGGGGGATTAAATAGCTATCTTGAAGAAAACTCTGGAAGAATAAAACAGTTTTTGATTAATTGTTTTAATATATCATCCGACATTACAACACTCATAGCTGAAGCATTTGAAACAATTGCAGATATTTTTTCTGTATTTGGAGATGAAAATGGACAGCAAATTACGGCGGATCTAATACAGATATTTGCTGATGCATTTTCTTTTATTACGGAAACTGCTTTAAAGTTTGTCAGAGACATGTTAGATATTCTCGTAACGCCAATTTCAGATAATAGTGAGAGTATTAAGAACACTTTGAATAATCTACTTGGATTTATCCAGCAGATAACAGGTGTTCTGAGTGATATTGTAAGACAAATAACAGATGGACTTACAGCTTTATATGATGAGCATTTAAAACCTTTTTTCGATTCCGTAAGAGACGGATTATCAGAGATAATGGCAGAAGCGTTGAAGTTATGGGATGAATATATTCAACCAGTACTGAATTATATTGCGAAATTAGTAACTGAAACGTATGAACAGCATCTAAAACCTGTTATAGACAATTTGATGGGATTATTAGGGGCGGTCATAGATTTGATAAAAACTTTATGGGAAGTAGTGTTAAAGCCTCTCATCATATGGCTAATGAATACTCTTGCACCGAAAGTATCTGACATTGCAAAAAAAGTAAGTGGATTTGTTTCAGCAGCAGTTGATATCATTTTAGATTGCATTAGTTTCGTGCTGAAAAATGCAGAAAATCTTATAAAAATTGTCACAGCACTTATTAATGGAGATTGGAAGGGGGCATGGAATGCTGCAAGAGATTTCGTTAAAGATGGAGCAAATGGAATTATAAAAATTATAGAAACAATGGTAAATAAAATCATTGATGGAATTAACACATTAACGAACGGATTTAATAGTATCGGTTTTGATGTTCCGGATTTCTTAGGAGGAGGCTCATGGCATCCTAGCATCCCGACAATTCCAAATGTAAATCTCCCACGTCTTGCCAACGGCGGTATCACAACCGGCAGCACTCTCGCAAACATCGGAGAAGCAGGACGCGAAGCAGTACTTCCGCTCGAAAATAACCTGTCTTACATGAAACCGCTTGTAGAAATGATCGCAAGTGAGATGAAAGGCGTGCAGACGGTGCGGATCGTAGCGGACGAAGGAAAGATTTTCAAAATTGTAAAGGAAGAGGCAAACGACTATTACCGGAGAACTGGAAGTCCGGCATTTGACTTTTAGGAGAGGAGCATATAAATGGCATACAGCGGATTTTTAATAAAAGTAGGCAATTACACAGTTCCTTTCCGGTATATAGAGGCAAAGAAGTATAAATGTGGGATCAAGGGACAGGATCTTGATTCTTACCGGGATGCGAACGGAGTATTGCACCGGGAGGCATTGAGCAATGTCTCAATTAAAACAGAATGGGAAACACCGGGAGATATAGATGAGAAAGCATTGCGTGCACTGATGGATAACATCAGATCCCAATATTCCAATACAACCGAAAAGAAAGCACTTGTTACCGCATGGATGCCAGAAATCGGTAATTACGTAACGATGTACTGCTATATGCCTGACGTGGAGTATCAGATAGATTATGCAGATGAATGGACAGTCCAGTATGGATCATTCCGGCTGGCATTTATCGGATATGGAGGTGTAATTGGATGATTGATTTTAAATATGCTGATTTATTTAAACAGAATAGCGTTGATGTCCAGCTTGAAATTATTTCCGATGATGAGAAAATCCATATCACAAATACGGAATTTCATGAGGAAGAGTTTGAATTAACAGAAAGCCTGTGTTCAAAGTCTGAATTGACTTTTGGTGCTGTCGAAGCCGGATCTGTAAAATTTAAGGTATCAAATATTTTTCTTCCAATGAAAGGGAGATGGATGACCGTCAAGATGATAATTGGCGGGCACACAGATCAACCCTTTTTGATAGGAAGATTCAAAGGTTATTCCGATACACCGACTGCTGACAGAAAATACCGAGATGTAGTGGCATATGATGCCCTTTATGACATTTTAAATGCAGATGTGGCAGCATGGTATAACACTGTCTTTCCATCCCATAAAGAGCAGCAGAAAGATAAAGATGGAAAAACTACGACTGTTACAGTTTATGATCCGGTCACAATGAAACAGTTCCGGAACAGCTTTTTTAAGCACTTCGGGATCGAACAGGTGGACATTGCTCTCATTAATGATAATATGTCTATTGAGAAAACGGTAGCGGTCACGGCATCCAGTGAGACAAGCTCTGCCACAGAGGAATCAAGCACCATAGGCGAATCTATGAGTGGCAAAGAAGTGTTGTCCTGCATTTGTGAGATCAATGGCTGTATGGGGCACATGGGGCGTGACGGGAAGTTTCATTATATATATCTGGAGCAGAATATACAGGGACTTTATCCGAGAAACGATCTTTATCCGGCAGATGATTTGTTCCCAAGAGATCCGAAAAGCAACCGTATCGGGAAGGATTTATATATAACGGCTGAGTATGAAGATTTTCTTGTTAAAACAATCAATAAGTTACAGATCCGGGAGCAGAAGAATGATATCGGCGTGATCGTGGGTACGGGAGACAATGCTTATGTGATCGAGGATAATTTTCTTGTATATGGCAAAGGCACAAAAGAACTGAAAGGCATTGCAAAAAATATCCTTTCCAAGATCAGAGGGATTGTTTACCGCCCGTTTACAGCGGACTGCAAAGGAAATCCGTGTCTTGAGGTCGGGGATGCAGTGCGGCTGCCGACCAGATATGAACTGATTGAGTCCTATATTCTGAAAAGAACCCTGAAAGGTATACAGGCTTTGCGTGATGATTTGGAAGCGGATGGGGAAGAGTACCGGACAAACGGGGCGAACGGAATACAGAAAAGTATTTTAAAGCTCAAAGGCAAGAGCAATGTGTTGGAGCGAACCATTGAAAAGACACAGAGTACGATAACTGATGTTGAGAAGGGATTGCAGTCACAGATCACGCAGACCGCAACCGAAATTCGCACAGAAGTTAAAAATACAACGGATGGTTTATCATCGAGAATCACGCAAAATGCGAGCGGTATTACAGCAGAAGTCAAAAGGGCACAGGGGCAGGAAGTTGAACTTGCGGCAGCTATTAAAATTAATGAGGACAAGATTACAGCGGAAGTTACGAGAGCAAGCGAAGCAGAGGGCGTTTTGTCCGGAAAGATAAAGGTAACTGCAACTAAGATACGGTCAGAAGTCAGTGCTTCGTTGAAGGCATGGAATATTGATGGCTATGATATTAATTATTATGGTTTTGGAAAACCCCAAGATACTTACCCTGCATCATCCAAATATAATGGACGCAGTTTTTTAGATCAGGATAGTGGAAAATTGTATGGCTGCGATCCGGATGGCGGAATTAACAGCGGTAAATATAAATGGACATTGATAACCACGCTTAAGCAGCTTTCATCCAATATGTCCAGTGCGATTACGCAGACATCAAAGGGGATCGAAAGCAAAGTTACAAGAGACAGCGTCATTTCAGAAATCAACCAGTCAGCCGAGGGCATAAAAATCAAAGCAAAACTTTTGGAATTAAAAGGCTCTATGGAGATAACTGGCGGGTATGTGCATATTCAGACGGAAGAAAGCACAGCAAATTTGATTGAATTTAAAAGAAGCGGTACATGTGTGCAGATGGGAACAGATGGCTTTAAAGCGGTAGAAGGAACACTTGAAAGTCCAAACCATCAATGTGTCGTTCAATATAATCATATCTCACTAAATAAGGGCGGAACAGACACGGACCACTGCATGATTAATCTGGATGGGGATACCGGTGTTGCTGGATTTAGAGGGGGGATAATTGATGGTTCAGATGAAAGAATAAAAAACACAATCAAGGATTTGGATAAACATGAATCAGCTAAGACTATTTATTCCTTAAAACCAAAGTCGTACCGTTATAATTTTGAAGAAACCGGTTATCATCATGGATTCATTGCACAAGAAGTATTAAAAAGTGTGAAAAAGGGATGGAATATATGCCCGAAAGCATTTCCAAATGAGAATGGAGAAGTTTTTTACGGCATGAGGTACACAGAACTTATTGCAGATCTGGTAGCCACAGTGCAGTTACAGCATGAAGAGATAGAAAATCTGAAAGAAAAGGTGGAAAGTTTATGATTAACGCAGAAATCCGAGAGTTTGAGAATGACATTATTAATTATGTAAATGCCTGTGAAAGTATTCCGGTTGAGGTTAAATATCTGGTGTTTAAAGATATTTTGCATCAGATCGAATCAGAAGCAAATAGAAATGTGATTGCCGAACGGGAACAGATGGAGAAAGACATGGAAAAGGAGGGCAAGGAACATGAATAAAGCACACGTACCTATCAACTGGGAGAATTACCCAAGCGATGAGACTCCGTTGAACGAACGAAACCTCAACAAAATGGATAGTGCTATCGGCATTATTGACGACAATGTAGTTACCCTGGATGCGACAAAAGCAACCAAGACAGAGGTAGCAACTCTTGTTGCAGACGTGACCTTTGAGGAATCGACAGGAATCATTACGATCACAAAAAAGAACGGTTCTAAGATTACAATAGATACGCAGATGGAGAAGATTGCTGTCAACTTCACTTATAATCCAACTACACAGCAGATTATCCTAACTCTGATTGATGGCACAAAACAGTACATAGATCTGTCAGCACTGATTACACAGTATGAATTTCTTGATTCTGATACAGTGGCATTTTATATCGATTCATCCGGCAAGGTGTCGGCAATCGTGAAAGAGGGAAGCATTGAAGAAAAGCATTTAGAACCAAATTATCTTGCCAAGATTAAGGTTGAGGCGGCAAAAGCCGAATTGAGCCAGAAAGCGGCAGCAACGTCTGAAGCCAATGCCAAAATAAGTGAGAATGCCGCAAAAGCCAGTGAGACGGCTGCAAAAAAATCAGAGGACAATGCCAAGGCGTCCGAGACAGCGGCAGCGAAGTCAGCTACGGCGGCAGCGGCATCCGAAAGCAACGCAAAAGTCAGTGAGACATCCGCCAGTGAATCATCCGCCACAGCCACGGAGAAAGCATCATCCGCCAGTCAGTCAGCTGATACAGCAGCCGAAAAAGCAGATATTGCAACTCAAAAGGCTGCGGAGATCATCGGTAAAGCCGAATCTGCAGCAGAAAGTGCAACTAAGGCACAGAGTTATGCCGTTGGTGGTACAGGAAGCAGAGAGGGCGAGGATTCTGACAATGCCAAGTATTACTATCAGCAGGCAAAAGATGTATCAGAGGGACTTAAAGGTGGATTGCAGCCACACGGAACAGTTGCATTTGCAGATCTTCCGGCACTTGCGGATGTTAGCACAGGGTGGATGTTCAATATTTCAGACGAATTTACAACCACGGATGATTTTAAAGAGGGAGCTGGGAATGTAATTCCTGCCGGAGCAAACATCTATAAAACATCAGATGAAAAATGGGACGTGCTTGCCGGAACTCCGGTAACTGGAATTAAAGGTGCAAACGAAGATACTTTCCGTAGGGGCAATGTAGAACTCACAGCAGAAAACGTCGGTGCAGTGGCAACCGGTGGAGATACAGCAGAGAATACAGCAACTTTTACGAGTAGTGATGTGGCAGACGGATCAGCGTCAGCATGGACGAATGTATCGAAATTATCAAGTGGCGAAAAACATTCTTCTATTTTTAAAAAGGTGTCACAGATGTTCAAGAATGTGCGGTATCTTTATAAGATGCTTGGTACAACAGACATTTCCAAGATTGGAAATGGAACATGCACGGGAGCGATATCATCGTTAAACGACGGTTTAGCAAATAAGTCGTATATAAAAATTATAAAAGGTGACTGGTCTGGACTTATGGGGACTCTTACACCATTATTCGATACTAGCGACAAAGTAATTAATCTGATCGCACATAATGAACTTAACGACACCTATCCTGCTGTACGTGTTGGTCGGGCTGATGCAGATCACGATGGTAATGATATTCCGACCACATATTTAAAGAAATCCGACGCCAAAACCATGTTCAATACCGGATACCGTCAGGTAAGCAGTAACGAATTTAATAAATACTTCTCCGATACATGGAGTTATGTAGGCGCGGACGGCTTATCTATTGATTCCGGAACATGGCTGGTAAATTATTACTGTTGGGTTTCTGAAAGTTCTGCCGTGGATGTTATATCATTAAAAAGTACCGTCGATCAGGCGATTGGAATCACCGCCCCAAACAACGGAAACGGTGGCACGTGGCTGACCATGCATGAAATAATATCTGGTAAGGCAATTACCAATTTAAAATTTTTAATAAAAGTACCAAAAGCTGTGACATTTGGACAGATCAGTACAAAGATAACTGCTATAAAACTGTGTTAAATATTAAATATATAAAACGCAGACCTTAATCCTTATTGTCTGATAAGCTTGTGAAAAAACGTAAAATGAATATGGGACGTTATAATAAGTTGCTGAACCGACTATAACACCTATGTTATCTGAACCATTGCCAGCCATGGAGGCATCGTTGTGTGGACCGCCGCAGATAAAACCGCCAAGAATTGTGTGCCCCTGTGCTATTAAATTATCAATTTCAGTGGTTTTTCCGCCGACATATCCCCAATAGGTATATTTAGGGAAAAATGCTTTGCTTTCATTGGTAGTAACGCCTTCGAACTCTATAACAATGGATTTCACCTTGTTTTTTTCAATAATATTATCAACCTCTGTCTGTGTATAATATTTCTTTAAACCGTCGTTTCACGAAAACAGGAAATTTGGCACAAATGTAAATGAAAGTAGAATTAGAATAAAATAAAGAGCCTAAGGGCCGATTACATGACCATGTGTTGTGTAGCCGGCTCTTTTGTATAACAAGCCTACGGGCAGAAAGAGAGGAAAAGAATAATGAAAGAATTTGACAAAGTAAACATGATTTATGGAGTAATTGCCACAATAGGGGTGGCACTGTTCGGGAAGTACTGGTTCCTGTTTTTTGGATTTCTGGTACTAAATGCGGTTGATTACATTACCGGATACTGCAAGGCGAAGTTCTACAAAAAGAACGAGTCCAGTGCGATCGGTGCAAAAGGAATCTTAAAAAAAGTGTGGTACTGGATTGTAATTGGTATGGCATTTTTTGTTTCGATGAGTTTTGTACATATGGGGGAGATCATCGGCATTAATCTTTCGTTTGTGCAGCTCTTCGGATGGTTCACGCTGGCAACATATTTGATTAATGAGGTTCGCAGCATTTTGGAAAATCTGGTTGAAATGAATGTAAGGGTACCGGAGTTTTTGATTGCCGGACTCGATGTGACACAGAAATTGCTTGACACCAAAACAGAGATTAAGGAAAGCGAGGAATAATTATGGCAAATAGAAGAATCGGACAGGCTGGTCTTGCACTTATTAAACAGTTTGAAGGCTGCCGGCTGATAGCCTATCAGTGTTCTGCAGGCGTGTGGACCATTGGATACGGTCATACAGTGGGCGTATACAAAGGGATGAAGATCACACAGAAAAAGGCGGAAGCCTATCTGTTGCAGGACGTGGCGAAGTTTGAAAAGTATGTCAACAATCCGTCCTATGTCCCATTTACAGACAAACTTAATCAGAATCAGTTTGATGCACTGGTCAGCTTTGCTTTTAACCTGGGGCAGGGCAACGTGAAAAAGCTGTGTACAGGCAGAGTAATGAATCAGATCCCGTCTGCAATGCAGCAGTACTGTAAAGCTGCCGGTAAAACATTACCGGGATTACAGCGGAGAAGAAAAGCCGAAGCAGCTCTCTATAATAAGAAAGTAGAGAGTTGCACCGGTGTAACCACTACCACAGTGAAAGAAAGTGAGGATTACAGTATGAATACAATTAAAAAAGGCAGCAAGGGAAAATCAGTTAAGGTATGGCAGATCATTATCGGTACGACGGCGGATGGCATTTTCGGTAGCGGCACGGAAAGCATGACAAAGACATGGCAGAAGAACCATGGACTGACGGCTGATGGAATTGTTGGAAAGAACTCTTGGAAAGCAGGGTTAGAGTCGTTATAAAAATTGCAGTTTATTTGAATGAGAGAGCCGGTGCGGAGAAATCTGTACCGGCTTTTGACATGCAAAGTGTGCAATATATAAGGGTTGCATTGATTCTGCAACACGTAGTATGAAAAATATTTGTTTATATTGCATATAGAACAAATGTTCTAAATATGATATTATAACAGCATAAAAAATAGCCCGGGACGTTGGGACGAAACCGAGCTATCTGACTTAATTAAGTTGTATATAATATAACATATTACGACAAATTTCTCAAGTTTTTCTTGTATATTTACATTGATGTAGTATAATGAAAGAAAAACGTTGGGAGCGTAGTAATAATGCAGATTCAAGATATTTATTCACAATCAGATATGTTGCATTTAACGAAAGACGATTTTGATCAGATAAAAGAGGCAGTGGATATTTCTACAGATGTTGATAGTGCGGAATATTTATATGCAAATCTGAATAAGTTATTAGATGTGGAATTAGCAAATAAAATTATAAAAAATAAAGCTTTGGCAGGTCAGATATCTGTAAAATGGTATAATTTTGTGTATGAAGGAACCTTAACTCAGGAAAGCTTAAAAGCTAGATTGGAGTCGGAGGCTGTTGGTTATAATGTCCCATTGAGAAATATTGATATAAATTTAGTAGAAAATAATATAGCAACTGTATATAACGAGGAAAATGTATATATTATAAAAATAATATTGTCTGCAGGAAAGAAAAAAATATCTGACGGAGTTCAAATACAACAAATTCCTATTAAAACGTCAATTATTGTAAAAATTGATATTGAGAATTGTTGGGTTGAAATACGAGCGAAAGATAATTTATGTACAAAGGTTACAAAAATTTTAGAGACAAAACTCGGAATAATAAATCTTTGTGATGTTAGAATATTAAAGAACTATCATAATGATATTAATGCTTTTAAAGAAGACTTGATAAATGGTTTTTGGAATTCCTATAGGGCTAATCCATCTGAAAATATAGAATTAACTGAAAATGATCAAATAGCAATTGTATCTATTATAAGAGCAATAGATGAATTTTTAAACGGCAAGAATGTGGATGAGAAAATAAAGGTTCAAATATTGGCAAATAAATTGGAGAATGTTAATATTGATACGGAAGGAATGTCTCTTGAATCATTAATATTAGCGGGAATAGACAATTTGGCGTTAAAAGTTAGACCAGAAAGTAATGTTGATTTGGGAAAACAAACGTTATATGCCCTCTTAAAAGAAGAAGTTTTGGAAAACACTGGACATATAACGTTTTCTAATGTAGATGGAGGACCGCAGTATACTTTGCAGGTAGGAAAAAGTACTAACAGTATATATTTTATGAGTTCAGTGACAGAAGAAGTAATAGAGTACATAAGGGAAAAAATATTATAGTAGAAAGGAGATTGATGTTATGGGAAATTTTAATGAAAATGCTTTGGAAGTTCAAAAATGTGTTGAAGGCATTGCATTAAAGAGTCGCATAACATCTTTTTATCCAGAAGCGATAAGTAGAAAATTAAAGATACAACTTGATTTGACAATAATAGAATTAAACAAGTTATGTGATGATGGATATTTGGATTTGTATTATGAAATAAAATGTTTGGATAATTTTGATTTGGTATGTACGGTACCGGATTACAAGATGTATTTAGGAAAAGATATTGTATGCGAACAGTGCGGATGTGAGTTTGAAGTAGGGTATAATAACATATATCCTGTGTATTATATTTCAAAACAGTATAGAGAACATTTAAAAAAAAAGTAAATACGAGCATAAAATCCGAAATGCAATTAAAAAGTATGCCTAGTTCACTGGCGAATATTAATCGTAGTTGCCCTGGATGCATTAAAATCTATAACATATATACGGAGGAAACAAAAATGGATAATAGACAATATATTCAAAATATAAGCGGTGAGGTTCATGGTTCTGTAAATATGGCTGGAGGAGATATTAGTTATAATAATGAAAAGACTGAAAAAATATATGAATTATTAAATGAAATTAGAAAATATATAGAAAGTGGTGTTTTGGATCAAATAGTAGGAATGGAAGAAAAAGAAAATGTTATTGATGATATACAAACGATAGAGGAACAATGCCATAGTGAAAATGTTTCGACTATAAAAGTGAGAAAGGCATTGAACGGACTTAAGAGTTTTGTCACAAGTTTGCCTAGTAAAATTGCGGGAACAACTATGTTGATTACACAAGTAACAGAACTTCAAGATACAGTTCATAAATTTATAGAGTCTCTGCCGAAATTGTAATTTAGTTTATATTGAAGATAGATAGCAATTTCAACCCAG